CCGCATATATCCCAAAACCCAATCGTATCAGTACACATTAATAGGAAGTTGAGTGTAACGGTAACCAACCCGTTTAAACCGCACGCCTAATGGAATCAATCAAAGCCTTTGCACAGCGAATCAGCGGATGGATGATGCCGAAGAAGACGGATCTCCAAAACCAGCTGGACACAATCAAGTACATCCAGATGCTGCTGCGATCAAAACCCGGCCAAGAAGAATTTCACGACGCAGTTGATAACCTAAATGCTTGCAAAACCGGCCCACAAATCAAAACTGTGGAAGACTACGAAAACGACGCCAGAATCAACGCCATCAGATCAGCCAATCAAGAAGCTGCACTAAATCATCTAAACTACAAATCCATTGGAAAGTTTATTGATGAAAATTACACCACATGGTGCGCAGCTACCTTGATCACATACCTCGACACAGTTCTCATAACAGATGAAAAAGAGAGATACGATATCATCAGCTATTGTATTAAAATGAACATTGCACACAGAACAGCCAATGAGAGATTCATCGGAGAGAACAACTTCAACGACATCGAAAGACTCAATGAATCATCACTCACCATCACACGCGACAAACCATGGTGGGCATTCGGATTCGAGAGAACACGAGGATTAACAACAAAGGCTGATTTAAACAAGAACCGCGCGTTGGTATGGTGTTTCAGACCGTCAACAACGAGCATAATAATATCAACTTTAGGAGCGATCGTTATAATAGACAAATTGCGCACTATCCAGCAATTCAAGACCCTGCGCAATACTATTACTACCCTTCAAGCCGTGAATCATTAATTGCTGCAATCAAAAATCGCCATGAACCAGAAAGAACAAAATTGTACCAACCCAAAATTCAAAAGAACATCTATAAGCACATTCGAAAATTCATAATGAAGGTACAACCATGGACGAGACAACAATATGTTGATGCAATCATTGACCCAGGAAAACGCAAATCATACCAGGATTGCCTTGATGAAATGGAAAGAACAGGAAAGGTATACTCACACATAGTTCCACACACCAAAATTGAGAAAATGAAATCAAACAAGTATAAGGCACCACGACTAATCCAAGCAAGACACATGACACACAACATCGAAGTCGGAAGGTATCTTAAACCACTGGAAATTGCAGTTAAGTCTAAGTTCATTAACTTCACCAAAGGAAACTATGACTCAGTTGCTGCCAGGATTGAAAAGTTAGCTAGTAAATTCAAATACTTCACCGAATCAGATCATGTCACATTCGACGCACACATAACCGTTGAACACCTTAAAATGACACATAAGTTTTATCTTGCCTGCTTCAATCACGATAGAACATTGCAAAAGTATCTCAAGAAGACCATTAACAATAGAATAAGAACAAGAGATGGCACAAAATGGACAGTAAGAGGAACGAGAATGTCCGGAGATGTTGATACTTCATTTGGTAATTCACTTATCAACTATGCAATTATAATGCAGGTTTTAGAAAACTTACAACTTAAGGGTGATGCCATTGTAAACGGTGACGACTCGATCATATTCACCAACCAAAAGGTCGACAACAAACTAGCTAAAATTATGTTTGATATCTACAATCAAGAAACGGAAATCAAAGAATCCGAAAACTCAATACATCGAGTAGAGTTTTGTAGAACTAGACTAGTATACCCAGCATCAGGCAAGCCTACAATGATGATGGATCCAAAACGCCTTAACTCAATCTATGGCATGACTTATAAATTAATACCACCTGAGGAATATGCCAATTATCTTATTAACATCAAAAAGGCGAATGAGAGCATCAACAAAAACACACCTATCGGTCACTATTGGCATACCGACGAGGAAGTTAAACACGACAAACACATCGACTACAGCCTCAAAAGAGTTATAACCCGTGAAAGTGTGAATCAAACATCAACAACTGAAATCACCATCACCATGTTTATAGCCTACCCAAATTTGTTAGAGGACCTCAACAAAACAACAGAGTTGATTAAAAGAAACTTACCTCGGAAGAACTCTCCATCTTGGTTCATTGATCACGACAACAAAAAATTGCACCAGTTAAATGATTAATCCAGCACGCATGTACGACACGACCCACGCTTCTCAAAACGGATAACGCGCGTTAAAAATGACCTACCCACTACAGTAAATCTTGGAGCCTACAGTAGTGATAAACCGTAATTAACCCCATAGGCC